TAATCGTATTGCGACCGCTGATGTATTGCATCATCTGGTAGCCCACTTCACGGGCCGCCGTATTGGACATCAAAGTAGTCGTCATAGCTGGTTCTCCTATTCGGGTGTTTCGGTTAAAGGGGATTAATCCGAAGCCGAGTTGAAGAACCCGGTTGCGACGCCCCATTGCTTGAGGATGGAGCCGGATTTGGGATGTTTCTTGAACATCTTGCCTACACCATAGGCAGCCTCGATTCCTGTGCCCGTGATAAATCCATAGTCATCTTCTTTTCTGAAGGTGGGTTTGGCCATCTGCCCATAGGCGATCACCGCCGCTTGCTGGCCGCAGAGGAACACCGGCTCAACCCGCGTGTTGCTGCCACCCGCCAACAACAGGTTGCCGGTGGTGGGCGAGCCCCAAACGTTGCTCACGAAGAGGCTGATCTCCGGCACGAGCCTGACGATCACGCCGTCATAGATCTGATCCCCATCTTGAAACAGGGGATTGTCGGGAGCGCCGTTGACTTCTCTGCCCTCGCGCGACCTTGCATCCTTGTTCACTGTTTCCAGTGAAATCTTTAAGTCGCGGAAGGGATTGAGCCCCGCAAAGCAGACGAAATACTCGTAACCCGATCGTGTCTTGTAGGGCCGAATGCGCGGGTTGGCTCCCATCGCCACTCGCTTGAGCAACGACAGGTTGGCCGCCGTGAACTTGTCGGCGGTGGCATCGACAAGCCCGAGCGCGGTAGCGTGCACGTTGCTCACCCCGTTGGCGGTGGAGGCGCCGTAGAGGATGCGATCGGAGTTATTGGTCTGCCACGTATTCCGTTCCGCAGCCGTCGCCAGATCGTACTGAATGCCGTTGACGCGGGTGCCCGCCGTAGGCTGGCTTTCCGATGGAAGCGCCATCAGTGCCGCGATGAGCTCATCGCGGGTCACCTCGTTGAGCCAGTCGCTCAAGAGCGGCTTGGCCTCGCCGAAGATATCGGCACTATCCTTTTGTTGCTCGGCCTTGGTGGTCGCGACGGCGTTGCGGACCCACTCCAACCAAATCCGCATGCCGTAATCGTCGATCTTTTCTTCGTTGCCGACCAGCGGTCCGGTGGAAACACCGGCGCCCTGTAGCCGGGTCACCAGCGGAATGTTCATCACCTCGCCGCCGGCTTTGAGCTCCATCCGCTTGCGGATGATGGCGTTCAATTCCTCGGACATATAAGGACTGAACATATTTTCGCGCACCCACTCCTTATTGATCTGCTGGGTAAACTTGACCAGTTTATTGTTCTGCTGAATGTCGGAGATGGCCATGGCCATGCGTCCTTTCGGTTAGGCCATCCCCGAAATGAAAAACCCGCCACGAGGGCGGGTGTTTTTCAGATCAAAGCTATGGCCGGGTTTAGCGGTTGGCGAAGCTCCACAGGCTATCGGAGCTTAGATCGCCCGGCGCCTCGGTGCGGTTGGCGGTTGACGCCACCGACGAAAGCGAGGGCGGAAGTTGAACGTTGGGCGGATTACCACGAGCACCGTTGTTGCCTTGCTGTTGCCGCGCACGCATCCGCTCCATCATGGCGCGTTGCGCATTCGGGTCGTCGAGCCACTGTTCTTGCTTCTGCTTGAGCCACGCATCAGGATCGGCGCCGATTGACGAATACGCCGATACTTGCTTGTGCCATTTGACCAACTCGCCGTAAGGATGCCCCGCGCTCATAATCTGATTGAACACGAAATTTCCCTGCGGCGTATGCCGGAATTGCGCCATCGCCGCCAACGCTGCATCCACCACAGGCTGGGTGAATTGCGTGTTGGCAAACTCGCGCGACAGTCCATCTTTCATCTGCATCATGTAGCGAGTGGCTTCTTGACGCAGAGGGTTCATCACCCGGGTGTTAAGATATTGATCCGGGTTGTCGAAGATGGTTTCCGGTTCTTGCTGTTGCGCTTGCTGCCGGCTGGGATCGGTTCGCTGTTGCAACTCCATCACCGCCCGCGTCAAGTCTGCCGCGTGCGCTTCCAGACGTTGCCTTGCGTCACGTTCCGCCAACAATTCGCGCAACGGTACCCGGTGATCCTCCGGCTGCCGCTGCTGTTGCGGCGGCTGCCCCTGCGGCTTGGGTGCGAACTTCCCATCGGGGGCTCGCGGTTGCCCGGGCTGTTGCGGCTGCTCGGGTTGTTGCTGCAGGTCCGGCCGTGTCGACGGCGGCGGCGCCCCCGTATCGCCACCCGGTGATTGCGGGCTTTGCGACGGTTGCGACGGTGCCGGTGACGGCGTCGGTGCGGGATCAGCGTTGGCGTGGTCAAATAGCTGTCTATCGGTGATCGTGGTGGCGTCGCCGCCAACACTGCCACCGAGCGGTTGTTCGATGCTCATGGTGTCTCCTTGGCTGTTTCGTAGCCCATACGGGAACGCCCGATATCGCTCGGGCGGTGCGATGCGGGCCCTGCGTGCGCGGCCCGTGCGCCCGGCTGTGTCGTCGCCGGTTACGAAAGCAGTTCGAGCAACAGCGAAATCGCCTCTTCGTCGTCGTCCTGGTCATCCGTGACGATGGCGCGCTTGACGATTTTGCGTTGCGGTGGTGTCAACCCTGCGGCCTGCATCTTCGGCATCAGGTCGACCAGCGCCGGCGGCGGCGGTCCGGCTGGATGCGGAACGGCTGGCGTGGCCGGCGGCGCGGCCTGGACTAGATCGAGCAACTCCTCAATTTCGTCGCGCTTGCGCTTCCGGCGCTTGGGACCGGACCACGCGCCGGTATAACCGGACCCCTCGCCGGGTGCCGGCTGCACCGGCGGCAACACCTCATGCCCCGGGAACGCGACATCGGAGCCAGTGACGTTGTAGGCGCCGGGGCTGGCGAACAGCGTGAAGCTGCCGCCAGCCGTCACCGTCAAGGTGACATCGCTACCGGTGTAGCGGTAGCCGATGACGGCTTCACCGGACAGAGTGACATCACTGCCGGTCAGAACATAAGAGCCGGCCGCCGCCGCCATGGTGGTGATAAAGGCGGCAGTGGTCGGAGTTATGCTGTCTTCGGATGTTGCCTCAACCGCCGGCATGACGGTCTTGAAGACCGCATCGGTGCCGGTAACGAGATAAGCCCCAGCGTTGGCCAGCAATGTGCCGCCAGCAGTAGCCACCAGCGTGGCGTCGGTGCCGGTAAGTGTGTAGGCCCCCGCCGCGGCGAGCGGGATCGTTGCAAAGATAACGGCCGAGCCGGTGACGGTGTAACTGCCGGCATTCACCGACAGTGGGAAGCTTGCCGCCGTACCCGTGACGTTATAGGCCCCGACCGCCGCTGGGGTCGTGGTCGTGAAGACGGCGGCAACGCCGGTAACGTTGTAGACCGTAACCGCCGCCGGGGTTGCGGTCTTGAAGACGGCTGCAGTGCCCGTGACGTTGTAGACCGTGACCGCCGCCGGGGTCGTGGTCTTGAAGACCGCGGCAGTGCCGGTGACGGCGTAGGCGGTTGCTGCCGCCGCCGGGGTTGTGACCGTGAAGGCGACCGCCGTGCCGGTGACCGCGTAGCTGCCAGCGTCTGCTGCTAGTGTGTCCCCAGCCGGTGCCGCATCGGCTTGGAATGCGTCGGTCTGGAAAGCGTCAGCCTGGAACGCCGAGGCGGCGGCCGCGGCCGTCGTAAAGGTGACATCGCTGCCGGTGACGGCATAACCGATGATCGGGTCGACAACATATGGGCCGGGCGCCCAGAATTTAAGACCGACAGCACCAGGGGCAACTACCGGCGGCCTTGCCATGACCCGATCAGTTCAACGAGCGCCAGATGTGCCATTGCGGAATGACCGACGGTGCAACGCTGAAGGTGACGCCGATCCACAGCCCTGATGCCACCGAGGTGTCGATCGCGGCCGACGAGCCGTAATGCTGCACCGAGGTCTGGCTGGCGGCGGTGCCCACCGCGCCGCCGCTCTCCCACTTGCCATTACACAGCACGGTCGAGTTGGTGCCGGGCAGGCCGACCGAGCGGATAATGAGCCAGCAGCGATAGGTGAATGGCGCAGTGGTGATCGAGGGCACATAGTTCTGCGTTGGCGATGCGGTCAATGTTGTGCCGCCGATCACCAGCCCATAACGCGGGGTGATGATCAGCGTGCCAGCGGCACCGGTCGTGCATGTGCCGCCCACCGTAAGCTCATAGACCTTGCCGGCGCGCGCCTCGTTGGCGGGAATGCCGGTGAGTGCGGTCGGGATCAGCACGGTTTCGGTCGTGGCCGTGATGGTGGTGTAAGCCGAGTTGACCGGCTCGGTGAGCGTGTCTGCAAAGTACTGCCTACTCACATTGACCCCCTAGGTGATGTCGATCGGCGGTGGGATCACCGCGGGCTCGGTTTGCTGGCGCTGCACGCTGTCCATCGTGGCCTTGAAGAAACCGTCGATCCAGGCGACGAAGCCCTGCAGCGAACCCACGGTGTACGGCGGCGGCGGTGGCTTGCCCTCGATCAGTTTCGCGTTATAGGTTTCAAACGCCCATGACATGATCTGCAGCATATCGGCGTCGCTGATGGTGTAGGTTTTGGTGCCGTTGACGTTGCCGCCCGCCGGCCACTTGATATTTTCGGGCCAATTATTCGGTGCTGTGGCCGCCAGCACCGCAAAGCCGGCCGAGGTCATCGTCACGGTTCCCATCGAACACCTATGTCAGCGTTAACGAGGCCGAGCGCACGGTCCCGTCGCTGCCCTTGTACTTGAACGTCAGCGACGTGTTGCTGGTGGCCTGGATGACCAGCTCGCCGTTATTGGCCGGCGTCAGCGACGACGAGGCGGTCAGCGTGATGTCGCGCGCCTTGATATCCCGCAGCGTGCCGACCGTACCATTGTTGATTTCAACCACACCCGCGGCATTGCGCGCTAGCCCGGTATCACGTGTCGCGGTATTCGTCGTCGTCGATGACCAGCCGAATAGGCCATCGTTGGGAAGCGCAACCACCGGCAAGCCCTCCCAGCCCGCCGTGGGCGCGTAAATCCCGCGAACCAGTGAGAAGCGACTACCATCCGCGCCCAGAAAGGCAGACTGAGTGATCACAGAACCAAACCCGAGTGCATAGATATTCAAATATGCACTGTCGGCAAAATTCCTGACATGCACGCCGTCGACATTGTCAACTTTAAGCCTCACCACATCGGTGACGATGTGCACGTCGCGCGCGGTCCCCGTCCCGGCCTTCTGCATGCCAATGGTCAGCTTGTTGGAAGCCGTCGTCCAATCGAAGGTGCCGCGCTCGTAGTTCGAAGCGTCGGTGTAGGTGTTGTATGCCTGGATCGCAGTCGCCGTCGTGCCGTTGACCGAAATAACTCCGGTAATTGCGTGGTCGGCATTCCAGTTGCTCGGCCGCACCAGCGTGGCGTCGCCGCCGTCGGATTTGGCGCTGACAAAAGCATGCGTGACCGCCATCGCTTCACCCTTTAGCTGCGTGCCTGATCTGCGAACATGATGGTGTTTGTCGTTGAACTTTCTTTGAACGATATGATCAGCCCGCTACGACTGTCCTGAACGCCAACGGTATAGCTTGCCCCCGTCGAAAACGACGTTGACCCGTCGCCGGTCACGATCCGATATGCCAGCCCGACTATGTCGTCAGTGGCGCCGGCGATAGTGCCTTGACTGTCGATTGACGTGAACGAATTCAGCCACGTCCCGAGCACGCCGGTCTGGTTAGCTGGCAACGAGCCACAAATCGCTGCCACCAGCAGACGCTGGCCGACTGATGGAACGATGATATCTGTGGTGTAACTGGCGCCGCTGGTGGCAACAAACTGTCCCTGCGAGGTGTCGTAAGGCGCAGCATCGTTGCCGGAAAACTCAGCCGCCACCCAGGCGGATTGAGTTGCGGACCCGATCGTATAGGTTTGCAGTGTCGTTTCGCCTGTTGATATTCGCCACCAGATATAACCGCCGTGGAAGGTCTGCTGCTCCATTTCGGCAGATTGCGTCCAGCCGGTATCCGGCGTTCCGTTATAGTCGTCCGAGGCAAACGCCAGCACGATCAGGTTGCCCGCCGTGGTCGCGGAGCCGAATGCGGGCGTCGTTATGGCAGTCGCCGAAACGCCCTTGGCTGACTTGACGAAAGCGAGGGCCATTATCTAGTCCCCGATTTATGGTGCCGACACGACTGCGCCCGCCTGATTTGGGTTTGCCGGAACCCAAAGAAAGTTGTTAGTCCAAGTGTTCCATCCGGCACCACCGTCAACATACCCATACCCGAAATCTACAGGGTTGAATCTGTTATTGTTGCACACCAGATTCGAGTATGACGAGCCATGCTGCTCCAGTGGAAGATTGTATCCATTACTACTAAACACGTTGCCCTCTAGGGTCATGTTGTTGACCGGCGCCCAACATTGGATG